TACATCGAATCCCTTTTCTTTCAACTCCTCAATCCTATATTTCTGGATTTCACTCAATCTTCCCTTTGGCCCTTTGACCTCAATAAACTTAACCTCATCTGGTTTCATACAAACAATATCAGGAAATCCAGCTTTGTTGCACATAATTAATTTGATTACTGTCCAACCTTCTTTCTCGTGCCTGTCGATCAGCTTCTTCTGATATTGAGCTTCTGTCATTTCTATAATGCTTGATCGTATAGCTTTCCTTTAATTTAACAACACTATATACCCTTTGCTCGATTCCCTTTTCTGCAAAAATATAATGTATTTTATTCTTTCTATCCCTGCCAAGAAAACTGGCCCTTTCCCTGCCCTGTAAATAACTCAATGCAGAATAATCTATCCCCAAAAAGATCAAGTGATCGGCACTGCTAAGATTAACTCCCTCACGACAACTCTTGACCTGACCAATAAAAACAGAATCACTTACGGCATTGAATATATCTGGATCATCTGTTGCTCTAGCACCAAAACTTTCTCTCAGCATTTTGCCTTCAGCAATAAAACAATATAAAATGGCGATCCTTCCACTGAAGTTGTTCTTTATATAATCAATCTTGCTGTTATCAAAAACAACAGCACCATGATTCTCTGTGATCACATGGCCATTATAAATCTGCCTTAATTTGCTCATAACTTTTGCCCCAGTATCTGCCACGACTGATCTTCTACCAGGTCTGCCAATAACACCATTTTTTATAATCCTTAACGCCAATCTATAAGTCCTTCTAGACATCTTCACAAGATGCACTTCTTCCTCAACTTCCTGAGTGAAACCAGCCTCCTTCTGGGTCATCTGCACTGTATAGGGTTCAATGTCCTTTAAAATTCTGCTTTGCTTTGCTTCTGAATAATCTTTGATAACAACACCAGTACCAACTCTCTTCTCCTTTACATCAACATAATCACTGGCCCACCTGTAAAAGTTCTGATATTTACTCCATAAAAAAGGTGTCAATGACCATTGATGATAAAGCTGGCTAAAGCTTTCGGGGCTTGGGGTTCCACTCATCAAAATGATGCTGTTATATCTAAGCTGCAAGATATTCTGATATCGTTGAGATGGTTTTGGAAATGCTCCCACGCTATGGGCTTCATCAACAATGATCATATTCCAACTTGTACCCTTAAAATTTTTTAACTGTTCAAAGTTAGTGACGGATACTACCCTCTCAAGATTCATCTTCTCAACATCGCTTTTTATACTGGGGATTGCCTTTTTCTTGGTTATCACCAGCACTTTTTCAAGTGCCATATTCTTTACAACAGATAAGGCAACCAGCGTCTTACCTGTTCTACATTCACCACTAAGATATGCACATTTTTTAATCTGACAAAGCTTAGTCAACTTTCTGCTTGCTGCTTTTTGATATTCTCTTAATACTATCATTGACAGTGTTGCTACTATTGCTATTATACCTAGGAACGCTATATAAGCAACACTAATGCAACAGCAACCGAAAAAAGCAATTCAAATCTACCTTGAAGAAGAGCAAATTCAATGGCTTGACAATAATAAAGGGCCAGAGCTTAAACGTGGTGGGGTGATAAGGAACCTCATAAGAGAAAAAATGGATCAAGATACTCCAGCTGCAAGAATCTGGAGAAAAGTAAATACAAAAAATAACGACTAATAAAAATGGATATAAAAGAAGAATTATCTGCCTTACCAAAGGCGTGGGGTTATGTTGCCGTAAAAAATAAAAGACCCTATCAAAATGATTGGCAGAATAATCCGCTAAAACAATCACAACTGTTTAAGGAACTTGTTGCAAAAAGATCCACAGGTATCGGTGTTTGCTGTGGAACTCCTTCAGGTGGTCTTCTATTCCTAGACCACGATGGGCCATCAGCTGCAAAGATACTAGGTGAGTGGGGGTTTTCTCTTTCTTCACTTCCACCATCATGGATGGTCACATCAGGTCGGGTCGGTAGATTTCAGATAATATATCAAGTCCCTCAAAAGTATTGGTCAAAAATTAAAACACGCAAATTTCAAACAGGTGTAAAAGATGAAGATGGTTCAGTCGAACAGATAGAACTTAGGTGGGATGGCACACAGTCAATAGTATCTGGTTCACATCCAATGACTGACGGTTACAGGTGGATGGATGGAAGATCACCAAGAGATATTAAAGAAATAGCAGAAGCTCCACTCGCCATAATCGAAAAGATGATGGAGCCGAAAAAGAAAAAAACTCCACAGATACAAACTCTTAATTCAGATACTGATAAAGCACGTTCTCTTCTTCAATCAATAAATCCAAATCGTTTAGATGATTATGATGCTTGGCTCAAAATTGGCATGGCTGCACATTCAGTTGGTGATAATTCGCTCCTTTACGATTGGGAGCAGCTATCACAGAAAAACAGTAAATACCAATCAGGAGAATGTGAAAAAAAATGGGCTTCTTTTAAATCTTCTGGGGTTTCTTTAGGCACTCTCCAGAAGTTTGCTTCAGAAGATGGTTGGACTCCACCACCACGTTCTTTCCCAACCTCAATAAAACCAGCAGAAGAACCAACTCCTGTCCCTCGTAAATTAGAACAGCTTACATCACAGGAATTAATTAACTTTTTACGCAACTTGAAACAGGAAATTAGATTTAATACTTTTTCTCATTCAATAGAAATGGATGGCAAAGTTATCAAAAATATTGAACTTTTTTATTTAACGCTCGCTGAACTTGGTTATAAAGTGCCGAAGGAAATGGCCATTGACTGTCTCCTGAAAGTAGCTCATGAAAATGAATATGATCCAGTAAAGCTTTATCTTGATCACTGCTACAACGAAATCCAACCAACATATATAGACAGACTTGCCTCAACATACCTAAGACCACAGGATCAAAATTTAAAAGAGCCAACCATATATGATGTGATGCTTAAGTTAACTTTAATCAATGCAGTAAGGAGGGTTTATATCCCAGGCTGTAAACATGATTCGGCAACTGTCCTTCAAGGTTCACAAGGCATCAAAAAATCATCATTCTGGCAGACATTATTTGGCCCCTTCTTCTCAGATGCCCTCGGTGATATTTCTTCAAAGGATGATCTACTAGTACTTCACCGTTCATGGGGGATGGAATGGTCTGAAATTGATGGTGTAACAAGTCGCAAACACGCAGGCACAATAAAAGCCTTTCTATCAAGATCAACTGACCTTCTTCGTGTTCCTTATGGGAAAGCAGTCGAAGAATGGCCAAGAAGAGGCATCATTGTCGGAAGTACAAACAAGGAATCAGGTTTGCTAATAGATGACACAGGAAACAGAAGATTTCATATAATACCCTGCACCTTAAAATCAATCGACCTTGATTCCCTACAGCTTGAGCGTGATTCCATTTGGTCGGCTGCCGTTCATGCCTTTAAAAATAAAGAATCGCACTTTTTATCCTTTGAACAGGAAAACCAGATTGAAAAAGAAAATCTTGGTTATATGGTTGATTCCCCATGGCTTTCTGTAATAACCAAATATTTAAATGATCCAGCTAACGCTGTAAAAGATATAACAATTGAACTTTTATTAACAGAAGCAGTAGAGAAACCAATCGAAAGACAAACAAAATCTGACATCATGACTGTCTCATCTATTCTCAAATCCTTACAATATGAACGTAAAAGAAAGAGGTTGGAAGGAACACCTAAATGGGTATGGTTCCCTCCTGTTCTTACCCCTGTTCTCACTACTGGGAACGCTCAAAACCTTTGAAATCACTATATTATATATATATGTTCTCTATGTTCTCTATGTTTTATATATATATATAATAATAGATAATATAGGGGTATATATAGGGTTAGGTAAGTCTTAAGCATTAGTGGGTACACTTAGGAACGTGAGAACAACCCCTAGTCTCAAATGAGTCTCAAATTACACAAATATTCATATTTTCGCTTTTCCGTGTAACATCTATGTAATGGCCAAAAAAGGTACAAAAATAGAAACTCTCATGAGGTCACGCAAACTTGGCGAGATTATCGCTAAAGGTGGCCGTAGATCTGATTGCGTTAAATATGCTTTGAAGAATTGGGGGGTCAGTGCAACAACAGCAGATAAGTATTTAGAGATTGCTAGAGCCGAGATGAAAGCCGATTGGGACATGGAAAGACCTCAAATGGTGGCAGATCTTTTATCGCAAGCTGCAACGCTTCAAGTGGAAGCAAGAGAAAAAGGTCATTTGCATATTGCCCTTGGTGCGATTAATACAGCAGCTAAACTTGCACAGATTATTTCGTGAGCATTTTAGATACAGTTCAACCTGGAAAAGTTTTATATCAAATCGGTGCTTATGATTTACCGACATCTAATGAAGCAATAGAACGTATAAATCAAGATTTACTTCCACATCAATCAAAGTTTTGTGACGACCTCGACCACAGAAAACTAGCCCTTGTCTGTGGCTTTGGTGCTGGTAAAACTCATGCACTGATATCAAAATCTTGCATACTGGCAGCACTCAATGTTGGTCATGTATCAGCAATCTTTGAACCGACTGCGCCAATGCTTAGAGATATTCTGCAAAGAACGATGAATGAACTGCTAGATCAATGGCAAATCCCATACACATTTAGAGCTTCACCTCTTCCTGAATACAATTTGGAATTTAAAGAAGGTACTCATACTATCTTGTTAAGAACGATGCTTACATATCAAAGATTAAGAGGGCAAAACCTATGTGCAGTGGGATTTGATGAAGCAGATACTGTTCCAAAACGTGATGCAGAACAGGCAATGAACATGGCACTCGCAAGACTTAGATCTGGTAATGTTCAACAATTCTATGCAACAACAACTCCCGAAGGTCATGGCTGGGCATTTGAAACTTTTGAAAAGAATAAAAAATCCGATACAGGATTGATACAGGCAAAGACAAAAGATAATCCATATCTACCCGACAATTTCATTGAATCTCTTGAAGAAAATTATCCACCTCAACTTATAAAAGCTTATTTACTAGGCCAATGGGTCAACCTTACAAGTGGTCAGGTTTATGACCGTTTTAATCGTAATGATCATGTTATTAATCAAATACCGTTTGACATCAAGATGGAAGTGTTAAGAATCGGGGTGGACTTTAACGTGATGAACTGTAATGCGGTGGTTGGTGTCAAGTCTGGAGACAAGTTATTTATCATAGATGAAATATCAAAACAAAATGATACAGATGCCTTGGCACAAGAAATTAAAAGACGCTACCCTTCAAACAGAATATTAGTTTACCCAGACGCAAGTGGTTCAGCACGTTCAACGATTAACGCATCAAAGACAGACATTGCAATCCTCGAAAGTTACGGATTCAGTTCAATGGCTCTCAAGAGCAATCCCTTTATCAAAGATCGAGTTGCAACCGTCAATGCGTTATTACAGAACGGCAAAGGGGAAAGACGTTTGGAGATTCATGCCCGTTGCTCTCGTTTAATTGAGTGCCTTGAGTTGCAAAGTTACGATGAAAAGACAGGCGATCCTGATAAACAAAATGGATATGACCATCATGTTGATGCACTTGGTTATTTAATTTATCGTGAATTTAATATTCTTTATGGTAGAACAGGCAAGCCAACTGGTATTAGAATATATTAAAAGTAATGGTACTATGAGGAAAAACCGTGTATAGCTCTCTGAATATTTACAATCAGCCTGTAACACTAGCTCCTACAACGGTTGCAAGTCCTAATGCTGCCTACCAGAGGATGGCAAATTTCTGGGGTTTGGTTGAAGATTTGAAAGAGGGAACATACAAGATCAGGAGTGAACATAGAAAATACCTCCCACAGGAGAGCAGGGAAACTGATGATTCATATGACGTTAGATTAAGTAGGTCAACAGTAGTTCCATATTTGCAGCGTATCGAGAAAATGTTAAGCGGTATGCTGGTCAGAAAACCTATCAGACTTGATGATGTATCTGATTTAGTTAGAGAGCAGTTATTTGACGTTGACCTTGAAGGTAATGATCTTAATGTCTGGTTATATCAGACGGCTAGGGTTGCGATTTCTTTTGGCCATGTTGGTGTTTTAGTTGACGCACCGAAAGATGGAGAAAAGGCAAGGCCATATTGGGTAACATATGCACCTAAAGATATTCTTGGTTGGAGAACAGATATTATTGATGGTGTAAGAAAATTAACTCAATTGCGATTGATGGAACAGGTTGTTGAAGCTGATGGAAAGTATGGAGAAAAGGTTGTTAAGCAGATCAGAGTGCTTGAGCCTGGTCGATATGAAATTCATAGAAAAAACAACAAGGGTGAATATAAATTACATGATGAGGGAGAGATGAGCATAAAGGACAAGATTCCTTTTTCTATTGCTTATTCAAACAGGGTGGGAATGTATGAATCACGCAGCCCTTTGTATGACATTGCAGAACTAAACCTCAAGCATTATCAAATACAAAGTGACCTTGATAATATTCTGCATATCAGTTCTGTTCCATTGCTTGCAGTTTTTGGTTATCCAAACGCAGATGAGATAACAACAGGCCCGAATGAAGCATTATCATTACCACCTGAATCAAGGATGGAATATGTCAGTCCATCGGGTGACAGTTATGACAGCCAGTTTACAAGGCTTAAAGATATTGCAGATCAAATAAATACACTTTCACTAGCGGCGGTGCTGGGTCAAAAGCTAGTTGGCGAGTCAGCCGAGGCCAAGAGAATTGATAGATCACAAAATGACAGCACAATGATGGTCATTGCCCAGCAGATGCAAGACTTGATTGATAACTGTCTTAAGTTTCATAGTGAATATCTTAATGAACCAAATGCAGGCAGTAGTTTTGTAAATAGAGACTTTGTTACTGCAAGATTAGAACCACAAGAGATTCAAGCTTTATTACAATTATTTACTGCTGGCACTATCAGTCAAGAAACATTACTTACACAGTTAAGCAGTGGTGAGATTCTCGGAGATGATTTTGATGTAGAGGAAGAAGTTGAGGCAACACAATCAGGTGGATTGATTGAAATGGAAGCCCCAACCCAAACTGATGAATCATAGTAAATGGCAGTTCCAGAAGCTTTCTACCGTGAAGCGATTGATCTGAACAGGTACAGCAATAAA